TTTTGGACTAGCTGTTTTAGTCATATCTCTTAACGCTTGTCTGTATGTTTTCCATTCATCTTTCTTGCTATCAGACAGAGGACTATCTGGCATAACTGCCCAATCACTTTGAATAAGTAATTGGTTTCTATTCGCTCTTAATATTTCCATTTCTTCTGACATTTTCTTACCCCACTAAATGACCACTAAAATATGAATACTGATTTGTAGAACTAGCTGAACCTACTCTATCAACAACAACTGTCGTTGCACTATGTTGAATTGTTATCGACACATAATCTGAGGCTGAAAGGTTTAATAAATGAGTAAATGTAAAAAGACTAAAAGACGTGGTGTCATGTGCTTGATAAAAATTCATAACTGTACTTCCGTTAACATTTAATTCTGGTTCTATATACGTTGATGTTCCAGAGTTTATATAAAGATTTGACGAAAAACTAAATTGATATACTCCTGCGATAGGAGCAGTAAATCTACCAGTGCTTGTGTCGTAGTGACCACCAATGTTGAAACCACCAGCCGTACTGTCTGTTTTGTTAAAGATTACTTCTGCACCATTTGCATAAGTAGAAGTTCCTTCTGAGTTTAAATAAGCAACAAACGCAGGTTTTGCAGGTTGCAACATACGTCCACTACTATCTACAGTCATAGCTGTAGTGTTATTTGTATGCTTTATATTTTGTACTAATAAGTTGCTCATATCACTGCCAGGTGGCCTCCCGAGTTTACGGTAAGCGTAATGCCACTACCTATTGCTATAGGTCCTGTAACATTAGCGTTCTCATTAGCATTGATAGTTGTATTAACGTCTACAGTCTGAGCATTAATCCTAAACATTCCACCAAGTCTAAAGTTACCTTTGTTAGCGTCAGGAGGAGTTATACTTCCTTCTGATAATCCTAAATAGTTTACAAATATATTTGCTGTACCTGTAGAAGGAGCTGCTGTAAACGTTAATGTAGTTCCGTCAGGTATACTATACGCTGTTGTGTCTTGAACAACCCCATCTACCGATACCAATATATCTTGTACATTAGATACGGTTCTATTAAGAGTAAATGTAGTATCACTATTATCTCCATTGAACCGCTGTACGTCTGGTATATTCTGATAGGTTGTTGCTGCTTGATTTCCTATAAGTGCCATTATGGTGTTATCTCCATTATGCTTAGAGCTGCATCTATCTTAGCTGATACAGAACAATCTATCTTCATAACATCAGTACCTTGTATAACAACTTTATTACCAGCAAGAACTTCTAAAGAACTTCCTGCGGGTACTGGTACATTATGCAATAAACTTATGTTTTCATTTGTCTCTGTATCACTTGTATTGCTTTCTAATGTTACGCTAACTGTTACTTGTGATGTATGTTTGTTACATAAAATTAATCCAAGCACAATAGCTCTATGCGTATTAGCAGCTCCTGGACCTGTATACAAAGTTAACGGAGTACCTGCTGATGTAGGCATAGCCGCATTTGTTTTTAGTTTAAATATATTTGCCATAGTTTCTCCCTATCCTAATGCAATAGCTAATGCTGTGGATTCGTCTGCTGCAGCGGCAGCTGTAGTTCCACCTATGTCTGTTAGTACCTCTGAAGCAGAACGTCCTTCTACTTTTGTACCACTAATTCTTAAAAAGTCGTCGTCAGCTACGCCTGTAGTAAATTCTGCTACGTTACCATTGGCAATACCTTTTGTGTTAGCTGCTACCTCAACCCATGCAGATCCATTATAATACTTAAGTACGTTTGCTGTAGAGTTATACGCTAAGTCTCCTTCATCTAAACTAGAGCTAGGATCAGAAGAAGCTATTCTGTATCTACTAGCAAAGTTGTTAACATTAGAAATATTAGAAGCAACTGTACCAATATCTGATGCATCATTAGCTACTGTAGTAATATTAGAAGCTATACCTGCTACAGTAGAAACATTACTAGATACTCCTGCAACAGTTGCGATATTCCCAACAACCCCCGAAGCACTAAGAGTACTCATATTACTTACGTTAGAAGAAGTAGCAAGTGTATTTAAATCGCTAACTATGTCAGCCGTTGCAAGCGTGTTTAAATCACTTACTATATCTGAGGTAGCTAAAGTGTTTAAGTCACTTACAAAATCACTTGTTATTAAAGAAGCTTTACCAGCAACAGTTTGAACTTCACTAGATATACCAGCTACAGTAGCTATTTCGTTAACTTGAGTTGTAATAGCGTTACCCATAGCATTACCATGAACAGTACAGTAGTATCTAGCTGGTTGTGTTCCTGTTTCAGGCACTGATAATACAACAGTAGCTCCAGACTGTCCTTGAGTTCCATTTACTGTAACTCCAGTAGAAAAAGAATTACCAGAAGCATCTTTAAATCTTAATGGATGACCGCTATTAGTATTATCACTTACATCAAAAGTATATGTAAATCCTTTTACAAGGCTTAGTGCAGGGTTATTTGCTCCATCTATTACAAAAACATTAACACCACCAACGTTTGCAACTGTTACTGCAAATGTTTGTGTACCATCAAAAATACCTGCAACAGTATTAATGTTTGTTTGTTGAGAAGCTGTAGGTTTTATATCTTCCCATGCAGATCCGTTGTAAACCTTTAATCCATCGCCTGTTTTAAAGTACAATGCTCCTGTTGCTAACGAATCTCCATCATTATCAGCTGACGGATCACTAGATTTTACGCCTAAATACCTGTCATCAAAGCTATCAAGAGTATTTGCAGCGTTAGTAGCACTAGTTGCGGCCGCTGTGGCTGAGTTTGACGCGTTAGTTGCGCTAGTAGACGCGTTAGAGGCGCTTGTATTAGCTGCAGAGGCACTAGAAAGCGCTGAGTTTGCTTGTGTTGTGGCGTTTGTGGCCTGAGTTGACGCTGTCGAAGCCGAAGCTGCTGCGTTTGTTGCACTAGTTGCTGCATTTGTCTCACTTGTAGCAGCATTTGTCGCGTTTGTACTAACAGAAGACACAGCATTGCTAGCTGTTGTGGCGCTACTGGATGCTGCTGTGGCGCTTGTAGCTGCTGCAGTTGCAGAAGTAGCTGCTGCAGTTGCAGAGGTTGCCGCTTCTGTGGCCTTTGTTGTTGATGTTGTTGCCTGTGTAGCAGCTGTAGCAGCAGAGGCGGCTGCATTAGTTGCAGAAGTTTGCGCAGATGCAACGTCTGCTGCGACAAGATCGGGTATCCCATCGATTTTTGAGTCAGTAAATAAACCTCCATTAGCCGCATTGTCTGTAGCTCCCGTAAACTGACCTGGTCGTGCTGCTGTTGTCATTATATTAACCCTCTTCCGTTAAAATTTATTTGTACATTACCACCAGAAGAATTTCTTTTTCTATCTTCAGAATTAAGTTCATTAATTTCGTTATCAAACATTAACTTATACTTAGCAGCTTGCTGATCATCTTGCACAAAAGCAAAAACTTCTACTAAAGCTCCATATAGTAGTATACGTTCGTTCTGATCTCTTAACCAATTAGGTACTTCAGTACCAATATAGTTAGCTGAGTTTGTACCTGCACTCTCTGTATCAGCGGCAGTTGCCTCTGTTGCTGTTGCGTAAGCATTAGTTGTATCACCATTTACAAAGTGCAGCGGGGTAGTTCCGCCAGACGTTGTTAAAAAGCCTGCCTTATAGTTTAATACTGTTACAGCATACTTAGCGTCTAGCGCTGGTAACCTTCTGTAATATAGTAACTCAATGCTATCTGCTGTATTACCAAAAGCATTTTCACCAAAACCAGGTGTTAAAAATATTAGATTACGCTCTCTAGTAAAATAGTTACTAGCTAAATACTTTTCTGCTGTAGGATCATTAAATGTTCTAACATCTAGCTTTTCATTAAATACTCTAGTTGCACCACCCGCAGAATCTAATTCTTTTATTTGTATTATTTCAATTAAATCAAAAGGAACTTTTATTTCAGTTTTACTAGATTGTAGCTGAGTGTTATTAGTTGTAGCCGCTTCTAAAGTTGTTTTGCTATAAGTTGCAACGTTTTCTAAAGGAGGAACTCTAAGATTTCTATAAGCTTTATCAGCTGCATATCTTAGAGAGTCTTTAATAATATCATCACTAACAACTTCTTCGTCTCTATTAGACCAATTACGCACTAAAGCTACGAGTTCAGTATAAGTCATTATACCCTCCTATGTGTTTACAAGCAAATGAGGATATTCCATTTTTAATATAACTTTTAACTTTTTAAGCTTGTCTTTATCGTGCATAAATGTAGGACTATGTAAATCAATACCATAATCTTCTTTTATTTTTATAGCAACTATATCTGGTATAGTAGCCATTTTACGATAACCCATTTTGCTTTTTCCAAAGTAAGCTTCTTTATCCCTGTCCTGCTTTACTGCTTCTATAAAATGTGTTACATCTTGTGTAGCTTGCCACTTGTTAGTTTCTAAATCATATCCAGCTTTTATAGACTTTTTAGGATCAACTGTAGCGCTAGAAAAATTAAATTCATGTTGCTTTGCCATTATGTAGCAGCCTCTGTTATAGCAACAAACCTTCCTGATTTGCCTATATAACCTAGCTCATCACCAGCTGTTGCGGCTGTTGGGTTTGCGTTAGTTGCTACACTTGCTGCGTTAGGCGAAAAATGTGTTAATTTATATCCACCACTAGTTACTTCAGCAATCCTAAATACTGATCGATCTACTGGATATATATTTCCGTTAGCTGCTCTTATTACGTACATTGGCTTTCCCTCCCTTATGCACTGTTTGTATTTCGAAAGAAGCTTTTAAACTTGCTCCCTTATGTGGTTTATATCCACCTGCAGGATTTTTCATTAGTTTAAAACCTTTACCACTTTTCATCCAATGAAACCCTTCAGGTGCTTGTACAGATTTATTTGCCATTTGTTTTCCCGTGTGCTTTCTTTATTGCTGCTTTACCTTTTTTAAATATACTAGATACTTGTGACTTACCCATAACTTTAGATCTTTGTTCTCCAACAGTAAGTATTTGTATCTTTCTAGCATAAGGCTTATTAATTCTTTTTACTTTAGCTACTGTTGCCCTAGCATCAGCTGGCGTAGCAAACTTTATACTTACTGTATCCTTAGGGTTTTCATCTGTATAAAGTCTGCGACCAGAACCTTTAGGCTTTTTACCAGTACCCTTTTTAGGATCTGGCATTATGCTTTTTTAGTTTTCATAGGGTTATTTCTAGCTGGTCCACAACCTGCTACTTTACCACCATCTTTATAATACTTAGCATCATGAACTTTACCACCATGCATCTTCATCATGACTTTCTTCATATCGTCCATTACCATTCCTCCGCCCGGCTTATAATGTACTTTACCACCGTGCATCATCTTCTTATCTTTTCCGTAGTGACCTGGCATTTATCTCTCCCTTAATTTAAAAAATGGGGAGGCGATTAAACCTCCCCAAAAGTCTTATGCAAGACCGTAGATAGCTCCGCAACCCTTAGGATTACGTACTTCAAGTGTAAGCTCTTCAACCATCATTCCAACAGTTGAGTCACCCTTTTGCCCTACGTCTACCTCTTGTAGAGGTCGTAGATTCGCAATAGCGAAATACATAGGATCGTAAATTAACGCTGACTTGTCTGCCATGTTAGTTGTAGCACCTAGGTTACCAGGTGATCCAGCAGAGTTTGTTAACTGAACGTTATTTGTTAGACCCATGATGTAGTTTGGCACTACCATTAAGTCACCAAAGTCAGACATGTATACGTCTACAGATTGACGTAGCTGTCCTGAGGAACCGATTTCTCGCTTAACGCCGGTATCAGATACCATTAAGTCAGAGAAGTCTCTCCTTAGTTTTGGTGATACCATTATGCTAGTAGCGGTTCCACCCTGCTCATAGATTTTCTGCATAACAGAGTCAATGTCTGTTAATGCTAGAGAACCTGTAGAAGGCTGAGAAGTTCCAGAAGTAGCTGCACTTCTGATTCTACCAGTACCGTCTGCAGTAGTTGCAGGAGCACCGTATCCACCTACGTATACGCAAGTGTCACCAGAGTTAATAAAGGACTGGTATCCACCAGCGCTTCTAGCGTTAGCATTTTGGCTACCAACAGCAGCAGAAACGTTGTGTGAGTGAATCATGTCGTGCTCGACGTCACGCTTCATTTCAGTTCCACGCTTTTTAAGTTGGTATGCATACTCATCAGCTACACCAGCTTGATCAACAGCTCGTCTAGTTCCTGACACAGCAATAGTTTTACCATTAATCTGTGTGTAGTTACCTAGTCGTGTTCGGTTAGGTCCATCAGTTGCAAACTTAGCACCAACACCAGGAGTTGCAGACGCACCACCACCTGATACAGGCTCAATGTAATCGGTACCCTCACCGATCCTTGAGTCACCAGGAGTTTCTAGTTCGTCAGTCTGCCATTCGTGATAGATTGCAGAAGCTTTCGCTTTACCGATAGATGATATAAAAGGAGTTTCGTCCCTTGTAATCATCGTAATAAAATCAGCAAGGTCTTCCCTTTGGGAGACGTCCTTGCCTGTGGATCTAGCTGGACCGGCTGGTCCGCCTACACCACGTACACCAAGTACATTAGTCATTTGTAATTACCTCCAAAGACTGAGTTAAGTTAAACGTTACTCAGAGACTTTTGGGCTATAGACTTTAGGAAAGCCATATCATCGGCGCCTTCACCTTTTCCAGCTAGTACTTTTGCACGCAACACTTGGTCAGCATCTTGCTTCTGTTTAGAAACAGTTTTAGCTTTCCTCACTGGTGCCTTCTTAACTGGTAAGGCTTTACGTTTTACAGAACCTTGCTTGATGCCTTGCTTTAGTTGTCTGTAGTCATCTACAAACTTTACTATACTAGGATCAGTAACAGTATTTAAAACATCTTCTTTTATTCCTTCTGCTAGAGCAAACTCACGTATAAGTTTAGCTCTACCTTCGTCGTAACCAGGTATCATAGTAGGAATAGTATCGTTAAAATGTTGTATTTGATCGTTCCAAGCTTTCTGAGTTTCCTCCTGTGACTGCTTTTGCACAGCAGTTGTCAATTGCTCTCGCTTGTTACGAGCTGTCCAATACTCTTTTTGCACTTGTTCACGCTCGTCTTTTAACTCACTTAAGTTGTATGAGTCATTATCCTTACGTGCTTCTGTAATTTTTTCCTCGAGTTTATGGTATTTTTCCGCTAAGTCTTTTTCACTTGAATACAACACTGTTAAACTAGCTTTTGACATACTGTCAAGCTGCGCTAATTTATCTTGGTATTGTTTTTCAAGATCTTTCCTAGCATCTCCAAGCTCTCGACCCTTTTTAGAAAGAGATTGTTCGGTAGCGTAACCTTTAATAAGATCACCAAAAGATACTTCCATATCTGTGCCATCAATTTTCACAGAGACTTTAGCATCTAAGTCTAAGTCTTCTTGAGAATAAGTCTCAACTTCTTGGGTAGCGGCTTCTTCAGCGGCATCCTCAGCTGGTACTTCTTCACTTTCTTCTTTGACTTCCTCTTCAACTTCTTCACTAACGGCTTCCTCAGACTCTTGGGTCTCAACTTCCTCTGATTCTTCCGGGTCTAACTCAGGCACTTGCTCTTCGGGTAGAGATTGTGTAAACTGTGAGTTTTGTACAATGTCAGCCAGCAACTGTTCTTCTGTTCGACCTACATCTGCTCGGGAGTCATCCTGTCGGGTAGAGTCCACTTGTGCTTCTGTATTGTTATCCATTGGCTACCTCCTTTATTGGGGCTGCCTTAGAATTCTTTAATTCCTTTTTATATATATCTTTTAAAGTATATAAGTTTACTAGTAATCCGCAGTTAACTTTTGTCTTACCTGCAGATCTCATAGAATCATACTCTAAAGTATTTATCATTGTTTCAATATTATATAGTAGTTCGGTTTTATTAATTTCCCTCACTCTCGCTCTCCTTCATTATAGGTACGTTTTTTCCGTAAGTCTCAATATTTATCATCTTTTCTTTGACACTACCAAGTGCCATTGCAGACGCGTATAAAAATTCTCGAGACTTAGTTTCGTGAGGCTCGGTCTTTAACCATTGTAAAAACAGATCTACTAATATGTCTCCATATGCTTCATCAAAAAACTCATCACGCTCTCTAGCTGCAAACTTACCTTGTACGTGAGCTCGTCTAGCTAGTTCTTCAGGGTGAATCTTATGATTACCATAGGATTTAGTATTACTTAGCCTCTTCTCAGCCGTCGCTTTATACTTATCCATTTTGTCCTTAATTATGCGATTAGCGTATTGTATACAATCTCACCGTTTTGTGCAGATGTACCATGCGCTGTTGTTAAACTAGTTAATGTTTGGGCTCCATTATCTAGCCCTGTAACTATAAGGAAAGACTTTTCAGCACAGGTTAATCCTGTCTGTACGTCTGTTCCTGCCGTAGCTACATTAAATGTAATTCTAGCATCAGAGTCATTAGTAACCATTATACTTCCAGCTCCTGAGCCAGCAGCAGTAGTTACTGTACCTGATTGTGCTGCTCCAACTCCTGAAGCATTAATTGTTACTGTTCCCATTTTTTCCTCCTAAAATGCTACTTGCCATCATTAATATTTCGTCATAGCTTGGATGAGGCGGTATTTGTGCCCCTTCCTTTTGTGCTTTGACACTAAGTTCTGCCCATTGCTGAAAGTGCTTATCGATAGCAACAGCTAGTTGTCTAGCATTATCATCCATAGTATTTTTAGCTTGCGCAGTTGTATAGGCAATATTAGCTTCCTGCAACTTAACGTCACTCATTGCTTTCTGCATTGCTGCTTCTCTAGTTGTTTTAGCAGCTTGAGATTGCATTTGTATTGCTTTCATAGCCTTTTGCCTAAACTCATCTTTATTATAGTCTTCTAAGAAATCGTTACTATCTAAGTTCATAGCTTCTATTATTTTAGTAGCTAACACTGCAGGAGCTTCTGGCTTTATAGCCATACCTGCTCCTTGCTTATTTAAAGCCGGGAGAACTTCTGCACCTATTTGTCTCAACTTATTAAGTCTAGTACTATTACTATTTTCTCCTATATCAAGAAGAATTTCAACTTCCATCTTACTTGGTAGTGCGTTCATATCTATAGTTTTGTATACATTATTCATGTTAAAAGAAAGTTTTCTTTTCATGTTTTTATGCATGGTACTATAGACCCCAGCGATTAACCGCTTAAATCCTGTTTCAGCAAATCGCCGCGCAATATGTGATATACGCTTCTGGGCTGCTGATTGAACAGCGGCAAACTTTTGTTCAGAGTTACCTGATACATACAATGTGTCGTTAAGACCTTGTACTGTCTTACTCATACCTGTAGCTTGTTCTTTTATCGTTTGTAAGTGGCTTAATAAAGGAACTGTACCTGTAGATATAGTTTCAGGTGGTAGAGTTGTTACTGATCCTTGTGGGTTGCCGTTTGTAGGTATGATCTGCTTTGGTTTCATATTTTGTAAAGCAGAAAAATCTACTACGTTTGGATCAGCAAGCTTTGGAGCATAGTTAGTTAGGTATGTATTTTCTACAAAACCTCTTAATATTGCTGTATTTGCTAGTGTAGAGCTTCTTGTAAAGTCTGCCATTGATAAACCATAAAACTCAAATGGTATATCAATAGGAACTATAGAAGCCAACGGTATTTCATCAACATCGTTTTCATATATAATATGATTACCAATAGTCATGATGTGCTTTAACTCAGCAATACCATCTCCATCTCTATCTACTCTTATCCAACATTCTGTAACGTTTACATTTATATTTGCTTCTAATGGTACTTCATATGATTCAGCAGATCCTTGCCAATACTCTTGTCCTGTTACGTGCTTTCTAGCCGCAACATCTTGTGAGTATTTAGCAGAACCTAACCATGAAGTATCATGCATAGTATCAAAATCTATATCATCAGATACTTCTGGATAATACTTTCGTATTTCAGATCTTGACATTTGTGTCTGTATTCCCACAAACTGCGCATCAGATATACATGTAGACTCTCGTGATATTCTAAAGTTTTCTGGCGGTATTAGTTCTAGTTTTACTTTAGACTTATCTATCTTTTTTCTAACTCTAACGTCGACGTAAACTAATTCCATCTCGTCTTCTTGCGTTATTTCTGATTTAACAGGTCTGTTTTCAAACTCTAATTCACCAACAACTTCAACGTTTTCATCAGCTAGTATTTCATCTAGCTTCATTTGTGTTATTTCTTCGTAATCTTCAAATACATAATCGTAATCTTCTACATAATCCCATCTACATACAGAGTTTTTCCATAGTAGCGCAGCTTTAATCCACTGTGACATAAACTCCCAACCATTGTTATGTTTAAATATACAATAGTTAACTATATCACTAGCGTCTTTTGCAGACTTAAATGCTGCAGGACTATCATCATAAGGCACAAACCTAGCTAGTTTATGATTGTTTAAAAACAGATCAGATAAAATAGCAGTATATGCTTCTACAACTTCTGTAGTAGAAGTATCAACAATAGTAGAAACACCTTGAGGAGACAAATGATCTGACGCAACACCAGCGTACTCATAAGTTGCTTTCAGTCTTTCTCTAGCTAAATCAGAACTATTAAGAAAGTCACCAGTACTATTTTGAACTCCCATTTCAATAAGATTAATGAGTTGCTCATCGGTAACCGGTTCTTTATAACCATACCGTTTCATTAATACTTACCTCCTATTTTTAAGTAAGTTCTTGCTGCTTTTTCTAATTCAGCAGATGTATACTCTTTAGGTTTAGGAAGCGGCTTATCTAGTACCTCCTTAGTCGTCTTTTCTTTTTTCTGTTGCTGGATTACAGCATCTTGTATGTATCTAGTCATGATCCGCTCCTGGGTTCAATCAATCAAATATTAATTCGAAATGAGGTCCATCTATAAATGGACGTCTTCCTTGTGATCTTCTTAAATCAACGTATTTATTCATAGCTTCTTCAGCAGTACCTGGGTAATTTCTAATATCGCCTTCAGACCAAGCAGCTCCCCACTTAATAGCTATATTTTGTGCTTTAGCTGCCTCTTTCATAGCATCACATATATCATCATATACATTTATTTCCCAACAAGGCTCTCCGTCTACGTATGCCATTAAGTCTACAGCATGACAATAACCATCATCTTGTTTTAAATGTTTACTCTTCATAGTCTGAGATCTGCCAGCAGCCACTAGCTTTTCTTGTTCTTCTACGGTTCTTACACCATATATAACACCAAAGTCTACTTTAGTTAGTTCAATAGCCTTCCTTACAACAGAATCCATATATGGATGTACACCAACTAGTTTCTGAAACGATCTTTGTGATAATTTAAAAGCCATAACTTTCCTTTCTATTTCTTGCTCATATAAGCAGTTGTACCCATATACGCGCCTACAATACCTGCACCACTAATATAAAATAAATTACTAATATCTGCTAGTGCAGCTATTCTATCTAAAGGCAAAATAAACATTACCACCGTGAACGCACCCATTCCGATAAGTGTCCATGTAGCCATTCGTCTCTGTGCACGCTGTTTCCGTAAATTATGTTCGACTTCCTTAATCTCTTTAACATGCCGGAGTTCTTCATCTGTAACGATTCCGTCTCCATCTTCGTCATACTCATTGTACTTGCTACCTTTTTGTAAGGATTTCGTATCTTCCACATTAATTACCTCAGTTCAGATTTTTAGGTTCTACACCAAATTGTATTTCAATATCATCTAGTGCTTCTTGTAATTCTTCATCAGTTAAATCAGCAGTCTTAGTTATCTGATTTATATCTTGTCTTTGTAGTTTAGGTGCTTCAAACTCTGCTAGTACTGTTGCTAATCGTGTAGCTTCATCCATATCTTCTACAGATAAAGCTTTTGTCATAGCTATTTTTAGTACATCTAAAGCAGCAGGAGCATCATCTTGAACCTCTTCTTTCAAAGCTTTCCAATCGTTTAATGTAAGTTTCAATGCTTCTCGCGCCTCTTTATTAGCTTTACGTGCTATAACAGAGTTCTTTTGGCCAGCGCGCGCACCTTCTTTAGAGAAGGGGCGCAGGTTCTTTAGTGAGTTAGGGTGTACTTTACTCATGATTTTTTCTTCTTACCTCTAACCTTAGCTGCTAGGTCTTTATCAGCTCCTCCCCACGTACCAGGCTTCTTAGCGATAAATGAGTTTACTCTAGCCATAGCCCACTGTTGTGGTGATTTAACTCCTGGTCTTGTACCCGTAGTCTTAGCAGCTCCGATACCTCTTCTGTATACTGCGCTTAGTACACTTGCAGGCATTCCGGATTCTGCAGCTTTAGCAGCTATACCAGTTTTCTTAGTACTCTTACCGGTACCTTTGCTCTTAGGAAATTTCTTTTTTGTAAGTTTTACCATGTTAACATTTCCACCTTCTTCTAGCTGCCTTACCTCGTTCGCTTGTCCAGCCTTTAGATCTAGCACAAAAAGATTTTCTTCTTTTAGCGTCTTTACTTCCAGCCTTTACTTTACCAGTTACAGCAGTTTTTAATTTAGATCCAGGATTAGCACGTCTGTACTTTGCTACTCCTTTTGCGGTTAACCCAGCTCCTTTTTTAGTAGATAGCTTTTCGCCTCTTCCAACAGATAGATTTACCATTTATTTATTCTCAGTGCAAGTACAGTCATCATTGCATTTACGATTTAGTATCGCACAGATTATTCTTTTTAAGTATCTATACATGTGATAACTCCTACTTTATAAAATTCTCTAATAGGGGACAGGTTACTTTTCCCATCTATAAAAGATATGTTTATCTATTCTAGTTGTACGCTTTTTAGTCTTTGCCCATGCAGGTCTAACGTAGCTTGCATGATAGTGAGTAGCTCCATCGGTTACGTCTAGGTTAATACTTTCACCCATTATTATAGCTGCATTTCTTACGGCACTACTCCACGCTTTACTTTTTCTGTTAGGCTCATCAGACTTACCATCACAGTACCAGCTAAACTGGCATTTGCCTATAACTACTTTACCGTTCCTATACGTTAATCCTTGCTTTACTACTTCGCATATTGTATCAGGATACCTATGATCTTCTACCCGATTCATTACTACTTGTGCTACTGCAAACTGACCTAACATAGACTGGTTCTTTGCCTCATGATAAATGTTTGCTGCCATACACATTAATGCTGTTTCTAATATCATATCCACCTCGTGTCATCTTGTTCTATATCAGTAAACTTCTGATTCCAAGGAACCTTGTTGGTTGTTATACGATCGTAATGTGAGCGCAGCACTTCTAATCCAATAGCAAAAGACATGACATAATCATCATGACAACCAGCTGCTGCTTCTGCTTTACCTTGATCGTTTACGATATAATCTTTTAGTTCTTGTATAATATCAGCACTAGGTATATACACATCATCGTTCTCAATAGCGTTTTTAAGATTACCGATGATTGTACTCCTAGTTGCTGTAGTAGTTCTAAAACCTAATCTATCGCCCTCCTGGTTAGATATATTAGATATTTTAGTCTGCCTATATAAGTTTACGTATGACATATCATCTAGCTTCTGTAGTGTTGCTATACCCATTGAGTTAGACTCAACAGCAAGCAAAGCATTATTATAATACCTACCTAGATAAAACAAAAAGTCTCCAAACTTACTAGGATCTATTCTATTGTTTCTATAAGCTGCTACTATGTTTCTATTCTCATCTATAACTACAGCAGCAGAATAATCTTTTCCTACGCCTAGTGCTACATCAGCACCAATAACGTAACCCATATCGTGATCTGGGTAATCGTATATTTCTATATCACCTTCACTCGTAGTCTCAAAGAACTTAGAATCAAGGTCAAGCTTCATCTTCTTTAAATAAGGTACTGGCTCTAGTTCAGCTAGCTTACCAGTATCAAATACTCCGCTACCACTAACTAGGAACGCTTCTTCAGCAGTTGTCGGATACTCTTGCAAAAACTTTCTTTCACCCGACTCAGCAATCTTGAGACGCCTCCAATATAGCTGATCAAAGTCCAGTCCATGTTTATCCATAAGCTTAGACTCTTCTTCAGTAGGCTCAAAATTTTCTGGAGCTTCTCTCCTATATTCAGCAGTGATATACCAAGGTAGAAAGATAGGTATGTACTCAGTACCACCTTTCTCATAGTCTCTTTCAGCTTGTTTCCATAACCGGTAAAATTCCCCTTTTGCACCGTTGGCCGTCGATTCCAATATAACTTCGGTACCCTCAGCTTGAGATATACCTTGGAAAAGTCCGGCAAGAATCTTTTCGTCAAAAGTCCAAAAGGCCACCTCGCTAAGGTGGGCGATCGTAGGGGTAGTACCTCTACCGGCTTCAGGACTACCCGCAGTATATAATCTATAACCTGCATTATTATGTTCAAACTTAATCTCCTTTGCGTTTGAAGCTAACAGCTTAGGTCTAAACTCATCTGCCATTCGGTCAAACAAGTTTTTACTCATAGCAAACAAAGCATCAGAAGTAGCACTATCATGAGCCATAACTACTGATCTGGCATTAGGGGTAAAAAAGCTTTTCCAAGCTGTACGTGCAGTACAGAACGTAGATATACCTTGTTGTCTAGCTTTTAGTATTAAAGCTCTAACCCTGCCTTTTTCCTTCAACTGCTGCTCTAATGCTTCATTTACTTTTTGCTGAGCTTCATTAAATATAAATGGCACAAATCCTTTACTAGCATCTTTAGTAATTATTTTGATTTGTTGTTTTGCAAACTGTTCAAAGTCTGTCTGGTATTGAGTTAAGAGCTTTCGCTTCGTCGCTTCTTTAACAAGTTCGAGTTTTCTTCTATTATCCATAATGAACCCCAATAGCTAGCAAGACTATTATTCCTACTACTCCTAGCACTATCATGTCTTGTTTGTTTGTCTTTTTGTCCATTATTAATCCTTTTTATCCAATCACTAACACTCACTCCTACGTCATCGCAGGGATCATTGTAGAGAATCATTATACCTCCTGGTTAAATTTAACCAATTGTTATCTCTAATAGGAGGCACTTCCTTAAGAGAGACTTAGGAAAAAATTTATTATATATATATGTATACACTATATTTCTACGGCCCCCTTCTTTTATATTATGGTTTGCCAGACAAGCTGGCATTGTAGGTAGTATTAATTTATTATAGGAGGTAACATGGTTACTAAAGATGACATTATTGGAGTTGTGGCTATATTTGCTGGCCTAATCATATTGCTGATGGTAACATGACTGATGTTCTATTGGCTCATGGTATAATGGCGCTAGGCTTTGGCTTGGTGATATTGTACTGTTACTGGCTCTCAGGAGGCTTTAGGTAGCCTGTCCCCTATTAGAGAGGGGGTTGCAGGGCCGGTAAAGACCCTATAAGTATAACAATAGGGTGATATTCGAGATAGTCAGGTGTCTCTCAATGACTACCTGGCTAAACGAGACAAGCTCGTATTGCTTGTGTATATTACTAACAGGAGGTGTCATATGACCCATCAAGAAGTATTCGATTATGCGCTATCAGTCTACAATGTAGCGTTAGGTGTCGACGAGATTATCCATATCGTTTCTAATAATCTTAATGTCGATCACTTTGTTAGTAACAAGTATCCTAGTGTTGCGTGACAAGCACGCAATGCTAATAGTATTATCTTTAACTTAAACTATAAGGAGTAAAGTCGTGAGTACATATCCTCGTTCCATTATCATAAAAGATCTTACAGCTAAGTTTTGTCGTATCGCAGGTACTGACGCACCCGTTAACCCATTCGGTTCTAAGCAATGGGAAATGGTGATACAGACCTCTGATGCTGCTAAAGTTCAAGAGCTCAAAGATTACGGTCTTAACGTCAAACAAGATAAAGACGATGACAAGACCTCTAATGTTAACCTAAAGCGTAAAGGTATTAAAGCCGATGGTCAGCCTAATGCACCAGTTAAGATTGTAGATTCTAAACTACAGCCTCTTGACGGCAATAATATCGGTAACGGTTCCAAGGTTAATGTCAACTTATGGCAGTATGAGTACGAAGCACCTGGTCGTAAAGGTGTTGCTACATCTCTTACTGCGGTTCAAGTTGTTGATCTAGTAGAGTACACGCCTACTGCAGGTTTCGAAGCTATCGAGTCTGCGCCTAGTGTATCTACATCTGAGCCATCAGAAAAGCAGTTGCCGTTCTAATGTCTGTGTCGTTCTTTATAGTCCTTGGGGTCGTTATATTCGGCCTCATTGTACTTCAGGAAAGGCATTAATGTTTACACTTAGTATCCTCATATTGCTAGCGCTCATAGTGCTTGTTGGCGTGCGTTTGTACTAGTCAACGAGCCCTAGGGGCGTTAGCGTTTTTTCAATAACCGACAACACGGGTTCAGGGTTTCTCGTGGCGTCAACCAGTTCACGGAGAATCACATGAAACTAGCGAAAGACTTTGTGACCATTGACGAGCTTGTAGTCAATAGTCCACCACATTACAAGCAAGGCGACGTTGAGTGTATTGAAGCAATCAAGTCAGCTACCGGTGCAGAGTATCAAGGCTACTTACAAGGCAACATCATGAAGTATATATGGCGTTACCGGGCTAAAGGTCAAAGACTAAATGATCTAAAGAAAGCTCAATGGTATCTCAAAGAACTAATTGTTGACGAGCAGAAAAGACTAGCTGAAAAAGATAACGAAGCTAGTAACCACCGAGGTTGTTAATGATCTATGCAACTATAATTATGTGTCATTTAGCAATTAAAGGACCGGAGTGTCTGCTCTTGTCAGATAACCGAGGACCGTATACTGCTATTGACCATTGTGTATCTCGTACAAATGAAATGCACCGAGATGCTTTAAAAGTATTACCTAAATATAAACTAGTAGAAACCAATTGTATACCAGAAAGGGGAGGTAAGTATGGAACAAAGAGATTCCCAAGCTCAAC